GTGCCGTTGACGGTGGTGATGCGGATGCGGTCGAGGGTGGCGGAGAGGGCTTTGCTCCCCATTACGATTGAACCAGAACTAGCGGTATCGGCAGAAAATTGCCCCGTATGCGTAAATGTATTGCTTGACAGAAGGGAAAACACTATGTGTCCTGAGTACACAAAAGCCGCAGTATGGGCATTTCTTAATACGCATCCCGATGTGGAATACGCTGCCGAACCTATGCCGGTGGAGTTCATGGACCCGGATGTTGAAACATACCCAGTGGTAGCAAAGCCGCCACTGTCGCCGAGCTGCACCTGTACTGGACTCGTCCCATTCGTACTCACCCCGTTAAACATCACCGTCACCCGCTTTGCCCAACTCGGAATCCCAGTAAAGTCAATGCTGGTGCCGGAAGTGCTGGCTTGTGCGGTGCCTTGTACCATTCGCCCACGATCAGCAAAGCTCAGCGTTCCAGAGCCGTTGGTGACCAGTGCTTGATCGGCGCTGCCATTCCCCGTCGGAAGGACAAGCGTGTTGCTACCAGCGGTTGCCGGTGCATCAATTTCCACATAGCCGGATGTGGAGCCGTTTAGTCGTAGGGTCATGGGTTAGTACCTCCTTCAAGTGCGGTGAGGCGGGTTTCGAGGGATTCGATCTTGGAAACAGCTTCCTGCAATGCAGCCGTTAGCAGCGGCACTAGCTTGGATTGGTCAATGCCTTGGTAGACGGGGTTGCCGTCTTCATCGACTGCATCCTTATCGCCAGTGATGGCTTCAGGAACGACGGCTTGGACTTCGTGAGCAAGGAAGCCGTCAACCGTCTTGTCAGGATCAACGATGAAATTGAAACGGCTTGGCTTCAGTTGTTGCAGACGAGTGATGCCGTCGGTGACAGTAGTGACGTTTTCCTTAAGGCGGTAGTCGGAAGAGGTGTTATAGCCAGTTGCAGAGGCAGTGGTTGTAATAGAGCCAACAAGACTGCCTACTCTATAAAACGTAACCGCGTATGAGCCACCACCAGCAGTTGTGTATGTGTCGTTGATACTAAGAGGCAGTCCCGAACTGGTGCTATCAGCGCCAACACCTTCAATAGTAACTCTTGCACCGCCCCTTATATTCGTTGTATTTACTTGTATTTTCCCATTACTATCAATCCTCATCCGCTCCGTCGGTGAAGACGCCCCATCCGCAGTAGTGGAGAACACTAGGCGTCCCGGCATATCGTTATTGCCAGGGGTGCCGTCTACATAAGAAGCAATGGATGCACCAGCTACAAACTTTGTGCCATCACTACCAGAGAACGTGATGCCTCCGAGTGCATCGCCTGAAGCCAGTGCAACTCCGATTGTTCCTACAGTTCCACTCTTTGATTTGTTGAGTGAAATCTGCGGAAATACAGCAGCAGCATTTTGGTAGGAGGCAAAGACTGCAGAAGATTGAGCCCAGTCCGTACCAGCTATTTGCAAATAAGGAAGAGAACTCTGTGATCCGCTTCCAGAATCAATGACACCTCCGCTAATAGCACTAGACGTACCAACTAACACCCTCCCGCTGCTATCAACCGTCGCCCGAGTTGTGCCGCCCGTGTTGATGTTGACCGTATCAGTACCAAAACTGATGCCGGTGTTTGTATCAGATCCCTGGAGTGCAGGTGTTCCGGCAGAACCGTCAACCCCCGAAATGCCGCTGGTGCCGTTGAGTGATAGTGCCATGATCAGACGATGACCCAGGTTTGACCGGAAGGAATAGTGACCGTGACGCCACTTGAAATTGCGATCGGTCCGGCACTCATCGCGTTTTTGCTTGTGGTCAAAGTGTAATTGGTAGTCACAGTCTGGCCGTTTTCATAAAAAACGTCGTCTGCACCGCCACCTGTTGCACCGCCACCAATCGCACCCCAGCTACCAGCCTTATATCCCTCGAACGTGCCAAGGGTGGTGTTGTATCGGATCATGCCGTTGTTTGGCGATCCGGGGCGTTCACCCGTCGTGCCAGAAGGCAAATCCAGCACACCAGTGCCGCTTAGCAGCACATCACCGGCAAACGTCGCAGTTCCGGTAAAGCTCGGACTAGCAGCAGTTGCCAATCCAAGGTTGGTGCTAGCCAGCGTGCCAATCGTTACCCAGGCACTGTTCGCCGCATTGCGGATCTTCAGCAGACCCGTCGTTGTATCCGCCCACCACTGATAGGCATAGGTGGTGCTGGGTTCAGTAGCGCCGCTGTTCTGGCTGACGATTGCCAGCAGCGCGTTGTTCAGATCTTGCCGGAAACTTAAGCCGGACTGGTTAGCAATCGAGTAATCGTGTTGCGCCATCAGACAATCTCCCGGCCATAACCGACCATGGTGGCGACAAACTGACGGCTCACAGCAGTACCCGTACTGTTCTTAAATACTACCTGCGCCCCAGTCCTTGTCACGCTGCTGATCTCGAAGTAATCACCTGTCGCCATGTTGTACGCAGTGATGCCGATGCTCGGCGCTTGGAAAAACGCATTGCCGTAGGTCAGCGTGTAAGTGCTAGCGCCACTGGTCAGAACGGCGGACTGCTCCACCCGCTGCTGTAGCTCCATTTCCGCGCCCAGCTCGGTCAGGATGATGTTTTGCGCCTCGTCGCTGCTGGTAGCGATGGTCTTGAACTGGAAGCCGCGACCACGGACGATGGCGTTTGAAAATTCGTGCCATGCACTCCAGGTCGGAGTGCCACTCGGGTCGTCCTGCGTGCTGCGGACGTAAGTCAAGGCATTAACCCGTTCACCACCATCGCCATCAATCAGATCCCAGGTATCGATCGGCTCGGCATGGTCATCCCAAAAGTCGCCAGGGATGTAGGGAATGGTGGCGAGCCTGCGGCGCAGGTTGGCATCGAACACACCGGGGAAGCTGTAGGTGCTGGCGAATTCGTATTCGCCTTCAGGCAATATCCCGCCCGCGCTATCGATTGATGGCAGACCGTCCCAGTTACCATCAGGCGCCAGATCATCAACAGGGAAACCATTGCTGATGACGATGCCGCTAACGCCGCCCGCCTCAAGCAAATCCTCCACATAAAACATGTTGGTGTAGTTGCCTTGGAATGGCGGAGTCTCTTGGTCTTCCGCGTAGGTCTGCACCAGTAGACGCGGTTGCGGTGTTGGCAGATCGACGATGACCGAAGTGGCAGAAGCAGAACGCCGTCCGCCGTCATCCTCAAATTTGACCAGATAAGTGCCTTCCAGCAGTGGCACCTGTTTCTGGGTCTGGTTGCCCGATGCGGCGACAACAATTTCCTGGCTTTCAGTCCAGATCGCGCCGCTCAATTCCTTGTTGTGACGGATCAGCACCTTGCCGCCCAGCAGCACATCTAGGTCAGTAGCTCGATCCCAGCTAAGAATGGCGCTGGATTCATCAATGGGAATCAGGCTTACACCGCTGACATTGGTTGGAACTGCGGTCTTGCCGACAACGGAAATCGTCAGCTCTGCCGCCACACTCGATGGCGAACGCACTGCATTCAGGCTGAAGACGCGCAGGTAATAGGTATCTGCTGCAGCGTCCAGGATTTCGTAATCCGGGCGTGGAACGTCAATGCTGTTCCAGTTGCCATCACCGCGTTTCCACTGGAAGCGATACTCACTGACGCCAAGGATTGACGGCCAACTGGCGATGATCTTGACGGCAGCGCGACCGTTCAGTTCATACAACGCCTCTGTTGCCTGCAGACCAGCCGGGGCGTCAGGCTGAAGATCGATGACGGTTACATCACGCTGCTCAAGCGGTCGATCCCGCTCCACGTAGTCATATTTCGTGGCGTTATACGCCAATGCGTTGACGGTGTATTGGATGCCGTCTTTTTCCTCGACGCTCAACACGCGCCAGGTGCTTGCTTCGACGCTGGTGTTTTGCAGCAGCCAGATGCTGTTGGCGTTGGGTGCGGCGCTATAGGCAACGGCCACATTGATTGTTGTGCCGCTGATTGTGGTGATCGCTCGGGATTCGACAGTCCCATCAGGCAATACCACCGACAGGGTGGCGTCATTGATTGCCGTCAGATCAGTATTCGCGGAATCGTCAACCGTGACGCTGGTAGTGGTGGCAGAAACAATGCGACCGCCACGGCGAACACCAGCACGCACTGGATCGCTGATTTCGATCACAGCCCCAGGGCGGACCATCACGCCTGCATCGACTGAAGTGGTGAAGCTGACGACTTCGGTTTCGTAGCCTTCGGAGTACAGAAGCCAATCACCGAGACGTGCCGCCTGTCCGCGACTGGTGCAGGCAAAGGCTTTGACCTCAGTTGTGATCACGCCATATTTGGCGATTGCGTCCTGATCCTCGACAACCTCATAGGCAACATCTTGAGTATCGAGATCGAGGTAGCTGACGACAGCAACGGTATGGCGTGTTTTAAGGCTGCTGCCGCTGTAGCTGAATCCTTCCTCGGTGACGTTTGCCAGCGTGAACAGATAGCTCGGATCTGTCGGTTTGTCTTGGCTGATCGTCAACGCACCAGTTGCCCAGTAGGGCATGACGCGCATCGTGCTGCACAGATCGTTAATCAGCTTGTAGGCGTCATCTTGGTTCTGGATCAGCGCGTTGCAGCTAAAGCGAGGTTCTTGCCCGCCAAAGCCATCGGGCACCAGCGCGGAAGCGTACTGGGAAGCGGAATAGAAAGACCACTTATCGAGCTGACTGGCGGCAATGTGATTGCCGAAGCCGTAGCGAGTGCTGGTCAGTAAGTCCCACAGAATCCATGCGGGGTCTGAAGTCCAGACGGCAGCGCCGAAGGTGCCATCCCATGAACCGCTGTAGACAATGCGGCCATTGGTTTGATCAACGGTGCCATTGCTCGGGATCTGTACCTTGATGCCACGGACGCGGTAGGTGCGTGATGGGATGCTGCTGAACTGCTCAGCATCGAGGCGCATCGCCACCAAGGCGCTGTTGGGATAACGCAGCCTGCCGTAGATGATTTCGGTATAGCTCGACCAATACAGATCATTGATCAGGGTGCTATCTGCGCTGTCAGCCGTATTGCGCACCACCCGAATATCAACGGGGAAGGTGCCGGATAGGTCGATCTTGTAATCGCGCTGATATTGATCTGCTGTGCGGCCACTGATCGTGTCGTTTATGACGGTGGTAAAGCCGCCGCCGTTGTATTGAACTTGGATGCTCAGGCTGATGCTGGTGCCAAGTACATCGCCCTCGTTGGTGTAACGCTCTAGGCGCGGAACGGTAAGGCTGACGCGAACCGCAGTGGTGTTGCTGTCGTTAATGGTGCGCGTTACAGGCGTCGGCTGCCTGACTTGAACATTGACGCTGCGTTCATCCTCAATGTCGCCAAAACCAGGGATATAGGTCTGCGCCTGCGTACCAAAGCGCGGGTCAAAGCCGACGTTCTGGAAGTTGTAATCAGCAGCCTGGGCAGCAGCAGAATTGGCGGTAGACCGCAGGACTTGCGTGCCGTTTAGATAAACATCCTTCAGGGCAGCGGTGTTATAGGTTGCAGTGCCTTTGGTGTAGCCAGCAGCAGAAGGGAAGCCTTCAATCTCGCCTTCACCTAGCAGATCGACAAAGGTGGCGTATTGCTTACTGGCAAGGTTGTCTGGATCGCGGACTGGTGTGCGCGTTGGTGCAACCACCGTTTGAACAATGGTCTGGCCGCCACCATTACCGCCACCACCGCCGCCACCACCGGCACCGCGAATAATCTCAGTCATACGGCAACCTGCACTGTGTCGATACCAGCCGAGATCACAACGGATCCGACGATGGTTTCACCGTAAATAAGCGGAACCGGCGTACCTTGACGCGAAGTGTTTTGAATACCGCTGAAGCTGTAGGACTTCTGGGGATCTAGCTCCGTTTCGCGGGTTGTGGACTGGGCGCTGTAAGCGCCGGTTTGACCTAAAGGTGCAATTCCTGGAGTAGGAGTCAGAAGCGAAGCAACGCCACCCAAAGCCAAGCTGGCACCAACGCCAACAATCAATCCATATGCAGTAGCGCCAAGCCACGGTTGACCAATGATCAACGCAGCGGCGACCAACGCCACACCGGCAATGATTCGACCGACCGCACCAGCGCCAACGATCACAGGCATGATCTTGATCACCTGCTGACCAGCCGGGTCGCCTAACTCCTCGCCAGACAGGTCGTAGTCGCCAACACTGACCCGATAGTGCTGGTCAATCATGTGTTGCTCTAGCTGCGGGAAGTTCGCCAGCAGGAAACGAACAGCCTCTGCAGCACTGTCAACTGCCGCCATGAACTTACGGCGACCCAAGAATTTCGCCAGCCGCCCATAAACTCGGATCTCGCGGAGCATGGGTCTTAGCTGCCTCCATCCATCGTACTGAAACTGGGATGACGAAGCACGCGCCCAGTGCATTTTTGTAGCCAGCCGCCGTAGAGATCTCGGCTCGACAACCTGCCCCGAATATGGTGCAGCACCATCTGATCGCCGATATAGACACCGACGTGGTTCAAGCCAACGCCTTGGATGTTCATCAGGATCGCGTCGCCCATCTCCAGTTGTTCGTCTTCCTGTAGCGGGCGGAATCCTGCCTGCTTCCAGCAGTTGTCGAACATCGGTGCAGCTTCAAACTCTTCTGGTGTCAGCGGGCGATCCCAATCACGTAGCTGCAGACCGTGCTCGCCGTACCAGTCACGCACCAATGTCCAGCAATCCGTCACGCCCCACGCCCAGGTGCGACCGATTAACGGCGCTTTGTAGCCTTCAGGCGACAGTTCACCCCAACCGCCAGTCTTCGGATTGACAATGTGCCAGGGCAAGCCGGATTTCTCGCACGAGACGCGATCCACCTGGCTCGGCACTGGCGGCATTGATGGGTGGCTATGCACAACGGCGACGACCTCGCCTGCATCTTCTGCTGCTGCAAAATCCTCTGGATCGAGGATGAACTGATCTGCCCCAGTCGCCAGGTTCTTGCACGGCCAGTAACGCTTGCGCCCCTTGACAACCACCACCAACCCGCACGCTTCACGCGGATCCTCAGCCTGTGCATGAGCCAGTGCGTCAGTTTTCCACTTCATGTGAAGAATGTCCCAACGCCCGGATAAGACCCGAAGGGTAGTTCAGCCAGGTTGCCGAAACGCAATTTGCAGCTGTTAAGGCGTTTGCCGCATTCGTCACCACTGCCGCCGAGATCATTGGCAAAAGGCGGCGATGTTTGCCATGCAGTGAAGGCCGCATCACGAGCAGCCAAAGCATTGTCGTAATTGGTCTTGGCTGTGTTGTAGGTAGACAGTGCGCTGTTGTAGGCAGATTGAGCAGCAACAACGGCGGAGTTGTCATACGCCCAGCGTTCAATCTCCCAGTATTTTGCGCTTGAAAAGAAAAATGTGTAAGTGGGGTATTGCCTTGCAGCACCTTTGCGATAGACATCCCCCAAGCTGACAATATTGCCGTCCCACTTAGCCGTTTCGGCACTGCCAAATATCTGAACGACCAAATTTGGACCGGAGGTATCAAAACGGGTTTCTGCTTTGTACCAGTTGCCTTGAGCGACGTTGAGATTGTTTGTCGCGGTGTTTAGCGCCGAGGTTGCATTGGCAAGTGGCGTCACGGTTGCATCAAAGGTTGCCTTGGCTGCGTAATAAGCAATCGCCTCAGCCGAGCTTGTAACACCAGGCAGCAGTTCATCATCCACATCAGCGATCGGTGGACCGGAGTAGCTGCATTCGGTGGAGCGATAGACCCACTGGCAACGGTTGGCAATGCACTGCCGTTTGGGCGCACGCACCCCGGCCAGATCAAACGCTGCAGCCAGCTCCCACTCAACAACATCCCGATTCTCAGCAACCTTGCGGTCTAGGTAGTAAATCTCGCGGGGGAACTCGGCTGTGGGATCTGGTGTGCCATAGGGATTGGTGCCACCCGTGAAATTTGCGCCATCGATATAACGAGCCAGCGTGCGGATGCGGGTCAGCTTGGCGCCGTTAAGGTCATTGCCCGAGCTGGTGTTATTAACCGTCAGCAGGATTGCGGTGATCGTGCCAAAGATGTTGCTAACGCGGATTCGCGGTCTAGGCAGTTGACCGTTGCCGCTGTACTCAAATCCCTCAACCTCAATCGGATAACGCTGATAGGTATTCCCTGCCCAGATCACGTCACCGTTTGACACGTCATTAGTGCCAGCGTGAAAGCGAAAAGTCGTATTCGCACCGTGCAACGCAGTGACAAGCTGCAGCTCAAACAGCTCGATAATGCTGCTGGGATTGGCCTTCTGGAGTTCTGAAGTTGGGACTGCCATTAGGGCTCGAAGACCTGGCGGAAGGTGGCGTTGATCGTCGCAAGTGTCGGATAGTCGATAGTCTTACTCCACTCAGAACAAACCCACTTGTAGGAAGTTGCCTCATCTGGTGGTGTCCAGTCAAAACTGGCCGAATCGGCAGCTCGTGCATTTAAGAACGCTTCGATCGTGTCGGAATCCGCTTCACTGATGTTGTTCCACGTAACGGTCCACTCAACTGGATTGGCGTGCGTAGGAAGCCCGAAGACAGTGCGATGCTCATACCCATCGCCAAACTTAACCGTGCGGGTCTTGGGGCGGCTGCGTTTTTCAGCGCCGTAGCTGATGTCGATGGAAGGGAATGTGGCCATTACGCAAGCAAGCCTCCGGGTCGTTTCTGTTTGATCAGTTCCTGCTGAACAGCGGCGCCAATCAATCCGCCTAATCGCTTCGAGTCAGTGGTGTCTGCCTGGGTATTAGTGCCGGTTGCATCGACATTGACAATGATATTGCCGATTGATCCGCTGCTTTGTACACCTAACTTGCCGTCCGCTCCACGCTTCAAGGGGAGGATGGCCTCTGGTCCGGCCTCGCCCATCAGCCCGAAGCGACCCGCACCACCGTCCGCATAGGCGAACAGCGTGGGCTTATTGACGACGCCGCCCATTGCGTAAGCCTTGACGCCGCGGTCGAATACGCCGCCCATGGCAAACCCCAGAGCACCTGTACGTGCCATAAAGGCAGCATCGCTTTCCTTACCCCCCGCTGCGCCTTTCGAACCAGGCAACAACCCAACTACCTGATTCAGGATGGCCATAACGATCATTTTTTGAATGATCTGTGCAGCCATATCAAGAAAGTAATTAGCGAGGTTTTGGAAGAAGGAAGCCAGTGCCTGTTGAGTGGTCTGACTGCCGTTAATTACGTTGGTGAAGGAGGTGCTGAAGGCCGTGCCAATGGCGTTAGCGGCGCCGACAATCTGATTGACGGGATTGAGTAGCTCGGTCATTTCCTGCTTGAGCTTGGCGATGTTCTGACTCATCTGCTCAAACTGGGTTGGATCGATCTCCTGGCGGTAGAGGTCGACGCCTGCTTGGATTCGAGCTTCCGCTCCAGGTAATCCCTCAAACTCTTTTTCTAGGCGCTTGCGCTCTCTAAGTAGCAGGATGCTGTTGTACTCCTTCTCGTTAAGCAGACCAACCTTGTATGCGCGATCCTCAAGTTCTTTATTTAGATCTTGGTCAAGTCGTGCCATCTCACGATGACGGTCCACCATGTCGCTAAATAAGTCGGTGGTGCTCGACGTGGCACGGTTATACGCCTCAGCTAAAGCTACGCGCTGCTTCTCAGGAGTTTCGTTGAGCTTATTAGCCTCATAAATGTCGAGCGCGTACTGCGCCTTAATTTCGTCGAGCTTTACTCCACTTTCCTGCGCTGTTAGGAGTGCAATACGTAGATATGCTTCCTGTTTTGTGTAGTCGAGCGCTTCTTTGGCTGCCTTCTTTTTCTTACCTTCAGCTCCGCCACCATCCTCACCTTTAGGGGGTTTGAAATCGGTAAGGCCGGGTATTTCTGGTGCCCCCGCTGCGGGTCTTGTAGGTAAAGCAATAACGCCTCTAGCAAAAGCTGCTCTTTCTCTTAGAAGCTCTTTACGAAGGCCCCGCTCTCCGGTTTCCATGCCTCCAACTAACGGGGCAAGCGGCCCGAGCAATCCCTTGGCTACTTCAGGTAAAGAATCTAGGCGTTTGCCCTCCTGCTGAATCTGAGCAAGCGTTTTACGTGCTGTTTCCTGCTGTTCCCTAGTAGCTGATCCGCCAAATATGCCCGCTGCTCCACCCTGGGATTTACGGCCACGGATTCGATCCAGTTCTTGCCTGGCTTGAATCAAATTCTGTATGCCTAATACGGCAACAGTAATAACAATTGGAGCTGCGGCGGCTAAAGCGAACGCACGCAGTGATGCACCTGCGGCTTTTATACGCATCTCGGCGACGATCGCTTGCTGGGAGGTGCGGGCGAAGCCAGCCTGGAGCGCTAGGAATACCGTGCTGATAGGACCGTTCATTGCGATGAACGCCTTCATTGCCAGATTGACTAGCGCAAAAGTTGCGGCGAACTTGGCAATAGTGGCAATGTTCTTAGCGTTGTCCAGAATTAGCTTCAGGCCGCTGGCAACTGCCTTAGCTGCCTCAATCAGAGAGGGGGTGATGTCGGTAAGGAATTCTGCGAAGGCGGCCTGGAATTCTGCGCCGATCGGCTGGAGCGCCTTACCGACTTCCAGCTTCATCTGGTTGAAGGCAACCGTCAGACGCGCACCAGCGTCGGCGCTGCTGCTGGCGATTTGCAGAGCCGTTCCGGCGAAGCGCACGCCAAGCGCTTCAACGAAGTTCATCAGCTCGTTCAAGCCGACTTCACCCTTCTTGAGCGCGTCCTGCAGCTCAGGCAGGGACATCTTGTTGGCTTCGGCGAACATCGTCACCGCACCAGGCAAGCGCTCACCTAACTGGCCGCTTAGTTCTTCTGCGCTGACCTTGCCTTTGGAGAAGACCTGAACCATGGCGGTGATTGCGCCTTGGACGTCTTCCGCACCACCGCCAGTTGCCTTGATGGCGGCGGTGACGTTCTTGAAGACCAGTTCGGCATCAGTTACTGAGCCGCCAGCACCCTTAACCGCAGCACTTAGGCGGGTGATGCCGCTAATTGCAACTTCCTGAGGGATATTCAACCGCGCTGTGATTGAGGCCGCGGCCTGGAGGGCGCGGGTGTACTCGCTTTGACTACCAGCAACGCCGCGCAGTGCGATCTGCAGCTTGCCGATTTGAGCGGCGTAATCCGCCGTAGCGGCAAGTTGTTGGCGCAGCCCGCTTATTTGGGCGCCGATGGCTGCACCGGCAAAGGCACCGCCAACACCGCCAAGCGCGCCACCGGCCACACCGCCTAAGAGACCTTCGGGGCCACCGAAGATTCCACCAGAGATTGCGGCGCCTGCGACTTGGGCGTAGCCTCGAGCGCCTAAAGCCGGACGCGCACCAGCTCGTTGCGCCGATAAGCGCATCGATTCGACAGCGCCCGTGACGGGGAAGATGTTGTCTGGACGTACTGGTCCCTGGCGCAGGGGGACAATGCCCTCCCGCGTACCACGGGCAATAATCGCGCCGGTGACTGGGTCTCTAAATCCAGCGGCACCTGGAGCTAGCGGGCCTTGGGTTCTGTAGTACTCCTGGATGTCGGCAAGCTTCTTGGCGCGTCGAGTCGATGCGTCCTGAGCTGCTGAAAGGCGGTCGTAGGACGCCGCAACCAGATCATTAGAGCCGGCGAGTTCGCGCTGCAAATCCGCAAGGCGGTTTTGCGTGATGAAGTAGTCAGTGCTGGTGCGGTCCAGGTTCTCGAGATCCTGAGCCAGCTCTGAGATTTGAAGACGCAGAGCGGCGGTGGTGTTGGGTAGCCGCTGATCGACGCGAAGTGCAGCCAGAGCCGGACCACCGGCCTCGAGATTGACGCCGCGGGCAGCTGAAATTACAGCTTGACGTTGCTGAGCACGACCGAAAGCAGCGCTGCGCTCCTGGATCTGCTGCAGAATTTCAGCGTATCGAGCACTTGTAACGCTGTACTTACTAAGTTCCTGGTTGAGTTGTGCAATCTGGCGCGTAAACGCATCCGATTTACGTGCAGGTATTTGAGATAAAACCTGACCGATGGTGCGAGTAGCCTGCTGCTCGGTTTGCTTAAGCCCGACATCAAGAGCCTTTAGCTCTTTAGTCAGCCTGCTTATGTCATTGGTTAGTTGGATATATGCGCGACTGCCGATTGTTGCCTGATCGCGCAGTCCCTTGAATGCTTCGAGCTGACCACGGATGGATTGCGTGGAGCGATCACCCGCTTTTGCAAACTCTGTAATACTTTTGCGGAGCTCGAGAAGGCTCTGCTGACTGGGACCTAAGGACTGATCAAGACCGCGGAAAGCGCTCTTCAGCCGGTCGACGCCCTCAATACCCTGGACGCCAAGCCGGAGAATAATGTCGCTTACCGTCTTAGCCATCGGAGCGCTTGCTTAGTTCGCTTAGTGCTGCGGCCTCCATGATCTGGAGACCTTCAAGCATGTCGCGGCGATTGCCCACATTGTAGAGGTCAAATAAGCCGCCGTTACTAAGCAGGACCTCATACTTCAGGCCCACGTAACCGGCCATGCTGACGGTCCACTGGGTCTGCATGCGAAGGAACATCATCACGATGTCCCAGTTCTCATCCCAGACCTCGAAGTCCTTGCCGCTGCTTTCTTCTGTGGGCTCGGGGGTGGGCAGGACAATGCCGAGGGCTTTGGCATCGTCCTGCGAGTTATCCTCTACGCGCTTACTGCCGCCCGCCCAGAAGATCGCAGCCTCCTTTAGTTTCCCGCCCGCGCGCCTTCAAAGGTGTCGGTGTAGGCCTTGAGGACTCCGCGGATCCAGTAAGGATCGTCGCTAAGTTCGCGCACAGCCTCCAGAGAGAAAGGTACAGCCTTACCAGCCTCATCTTCGATGCCATCCCATCCGGCCAGTACAGCTTTGAGGAGGTCGAATTCACTTTTCTCACTGAGCTTGAGGAACTCTGCACGTCCCAGGCGCTTGAACACTGCGTCGAAGGTCGTCGTTTCAAACGTCCCACCGTCAGAGGGTTCCTCCACGTTCACGGGCCACTTGAAGGTTTTGACCTTTTTGCGAATGAACGCCATAAGTTGCAGTAGTAGTTCTGCTTCAGCTTACATCTAAGTTATCGCGTTGCGTAAATGCGATTTACGGCTGGAACTTACGGCCCCAGCCGGAGTTCGGACCATCGGGCAACCAGCGTGCTTTCAGCATGGAGCGGCTATAGACAGTGCCGCGGCCGTTGGCAACGGGACCGGAGTAGGCGTCGTTGCAGCTGCCGTAAGGGTCATTGACGATGAAATCACCCTTGGAGGTCATGCCGATGACCACACACATGTGACCGCCCGTAGGCGCTGATAGTGAGCCGCGGTGCAGGATGCCAATGACTACTGGACGTCCCAGGCGCAGTTCGGTTTCAAGATCAGCGAAGCCAAGGTTTGTATGCCAGGTCGAGTTAAGGCCGTAGTCCTTAAGCAGGCGGGTTTGCGCTCCATGGTCCGTTGTATCGCCGTACCCCCCACCAATTAGGCGGCGTAGGTAGTCGTCATCGCCTTTGATTGCGTTAGAGCGGAAAAAGGCGAGGCACATAGCGCAGGAGCTGCTGTTGCAGGTCCGATGTGCCTGGGTGTAATTGTCGACCTGGTTGAAGTAGGGGACGGTGAGGTGAATGCTGCCGTCACCGGCGGGGGCAGGCTTCTCCTCTTCACCCTCAAGGCCGTTCCAGTGGCCGTTAAAGAGCCACCAAGTTCCCTGGCCATAGGGCAGTTCGACTTGGGTGTGGACGTCTTGCTCGCCCAGTACCTTGACTCCCTGGTACTGCTTACCCTTACTTACCGCAGACTTCTTACCGGGCTCAAGTTCTGCTCCGGGAACCGGCTCCTTCTTGAGCAGAGTGTCGTGAGATGCGGTGAGGTCCATGAACCCGCGGTGTGCTTAGTCGAGCCTAGGCAATAAAAAAGGGGCTGCCTAGGCAACCCCCGTGAATCCTGACCGCGGCTTAGGTGTAAGCCAGGGAGAATTCGTCGTTGCCGCTAGTGCTGGGCACGCAGGTGTAGGGGATGGTCAGCATTGCGATGCCATCCTGATCGCCGTAGCTCACGTCGCCGATGTCAACCTTGGTGGAGGCGAAGTCGACGATGTTGCCGGCAACCGTACCGTGGGTGAAATCGAGGTTCCCCAGGGTGGTGTCAGTCAGAGCCGCTGCGAAGTAGTTCTTCGTAGCGATGCTGATGGCTTCGATGGTGGTCGAGCCAGTGGCGGAACGATCGGTCAGCAGCACTTCCTTGGTGCCGC